ACTATTTGCTGCATATCTATCTACTCTTCTACCTGCTGTTTGTAAAGTATTGTAAAAAGACTTTTGAAAAAAATCCCCACTAAACCCATCTGCTGATAACATAATCGTACCATTTGAAGCAGCGTTAAACTTGTCAATTTGTTGACCTAGTTTCTCAACTACTAATTCTCTTGCATTGTCTATAAAGACTTCCATATTTACTAATGCCATAATTTCCCCTATTTGTTAAATTTGTTCTTGATGTAAGCTTCTTGTTCTGCTTTTGTACCATCAATTTTGCCTACAGTCTGCTGACCTCCGCCATCTTTTTGAGTTCCACTACCACCTAAAGCATCAGGTTTAAAATAAGGTTTAAACTCTTCACTCGATTTAAGTTGAGCTAATTTATCAGCAGGAGTTGCAACTTTACCGTTTACATATTCAGTTTGACCGTCTTTTTTATAAACAATCTCTCCATTTTCAACGATAGCCCCACTTTTAAGCTCTTTTAAAATGTCTTGTGCTGTTCGTGTTGAACTTGCAAGTGCATCTATACCTAAATCTCTTAAAGAGTTTGTAATCCCCACATCTTGTAACTTAGTTTCGTATTCACTTTTTAATGTTTCTTTTTCATTTGTAGCTGTTTCCAACAAGCTTTTCAAGTTTCCGATTTCAGCTGTTAAAGCTTCATCAGCATTACCCTTTTTACTTTTCGATAAATATTCACTAATAGAATCTTCATTGATATTTTCAAGTCCTAAAGCATCTTTTATAAGTTTGTTTCCATTCTTATATTTATCTCTAGTAGCTGTAATATCTCCGATTTGTGTTTCTAGTGTGTTTATTCTAGTAACATTATCTTTTTGTGTTGATTGTAAACCAGTTACAAAACCTTTAGCTTCTTCATTGTCTCCGACTAATGCCAGTAGTTCTTCAAAATTCATTCTATACTCCGTATTAAAATTACACTATTATATCATAAATTTTTCTTTTTTGTAAGGGGTTATTGAAATAACATATATATGACTTTCTCAAAAAGTTATTACTTTAACCTTTAATATTTAAAATAGGCACGCTTCTATCTATAATCTCGACTAAATCTTTTTGTAATTCCATAACCTCGAATATGTTTTTATATGCCTTTGGACTTTCATCAAGCGTATCGTCTGTATGATTTGTAACTACACCTATCATATCTTTATGGAACTCTTTAACATCTAAAGTATCCTTTGCTTTTTTCCTTGATAATACACGACCAGCACCGTGAGAGCTTGAACACATAGAATCTTTATTTCCTTTTCCTTTTACAATAAAGCTTCCATCTTTCATATTTGCAGGAATAACACCTAGCATATCTTTTTCTGCGTGTGTAGAACCTTTTCTGTGTATTATACAACCATCTTTTAATTCAGCGTGGTTGTGATTTCTATTTATAAATGTTCTTACTTTAAATCTTTTTTGCAAACTAATCGAGTCAAGTATTTTATCAATCATTGTTTTTCTATTTTCTAAAGCAAAATCTAAGCAGTAATTCATACAATTAAGATATGATTTTCCAAGTTCGCTATTAATATCAAAACCATAATGCCCTTCTTTATTTTTTGTAGCTTTTTCCCATTTCTTTTCTACAAATTTCTTAAAGGCTTTTTCATATCCTTTATGATTTCTTTCTTTAAATATTTCTCTTCCAATAGCAAACTCTTTTCTAAACTCTTCTATATTTACACTACCTTGTGTAGCTAAAGACATAAAATAATCTGCTACTTTATATCCAATACCTCTTGAGCCACTATGTATAACTATCCATAAAGTTTTATCATTTTCAGACTCTCCAATTTCTATAAAATGATTTCCCCCTCCAAGTGTTCCAATTTGATAATTACCTGTATCTTCGATTCTATATTTAGTAAAATCATTTATATCATACAAGGATGAATCTAATTTAATGCTTTGTTTTTTAGTATGTTTTTCTCTACCTAAAGGAATATTTTTTACAATGTCATTCTTAATATCTTCTAAGTCGATCCCGTCTTTAGTAATATCTAAATTTACAGCACACATACCACAGCCTATATCATAGCCTACATATGATGGGAACACAACACCTTTAGACTTTATTACAGCTCCAATAGGTAAGGTATAACCTGTATGTGAATCAGACATTAACGCTCCTTGTATATTACATTCTAACTCCATTGCTTTTTCAAACTGATTTAATGCTTCATCTTCTAAATTTTTTGCGTATATTTTTATCATAATCTATCCTTAAATTTAATGACAAATTATACAATAAATAATATTATTTTAATATTAATCTTCAATAAGATTATTCATGTTATCTGTAATTGTATTCATCGTTTGAGTTCGTGTTATATCTGCTAACGAATTAACTGGATATTGATTCTTTTTCCATAGCGAATATTGTTTTTTAGTTAGTACTCTTTGTTTTACATCATCTGGTATTGCTTTGAACCATTCTTTGTATGACACATTTGCAGTCTGACCTAAGATTGAGGCTCGTGTTGCTGATCGTTGATTTTTGTTGAAAAATACGAAATCTGAACGGCAATTATGGTTTATAATGTTGTTTGTGGTATAATAGTTTAAATCATTTTCAAGGTTGTAAACATGGCAAGAAGAATTTTTAGTAATAGTGATATCGACTATATCATCAAAGAACACTTTATCTCCAAAAGAACCGTTCAGAATATTAGTATTGAGTTCGGAGTCGGTCATAATACTATCTCTACTATCATTAAGCAAACTAATAGGGTTCCCTATAACTTCACTAAGTGGTATTATGGAGTTTTTGCTCTTAAGTGTGCTATCGCTCTTTATAGACACGGTATCGGATTCAAAGGAATCGAAAAAAGACTTGATATTCCAGTCGCTAAACTTATGTCTGAGTTTAAGAGACAAGGTATTAAATTCAGAACACGATCTGAGCAAGAAATTGCTAAGTGGTCGCTTATGGATAAAGAAACTAGAAAAAATCAAGTTAAGGCGTGTCATAAAGCCTCTAAAGGTGTTCCTAAAAGAATTGAGGACGGTGTAAAAAGAAGTATTAGAATAGAAGCTAATAAGAACATCAGAATGTCTCCTATTGAAACCATTATCAACGAGCATATAATCGCTAACGGGTTTTCTACCATTACTCAAAAAGCTATCAGTAAATACAATATCGACATTTTTGTCAATCCCAATATCGCCGTGGAAGTTTTCGGTGGAATGTGGCACTTTCATGGAGATCATCTTGCCCGTTTTGGCGAAAGAACTAAAAAGATTTTCGACTGTGGTAATTCCTTGGTTATTGTTCATATTACCAACAAGAGTGACATTGGTATTATTCGTAGCAATCTTATCACCCTTATTAAACATATTAGCACTAACAAACCCATTGACCCCAAGTATTGGGTGATTTGGAGTACAGGTAATAGTATTCCCTTTGGCGGTCGTGATAGTATAGATATTGCCCTTAAAAAGCCGTCTAAACATGATATTAATTTGACTATTTGATTCTATTAAAGAATCTTTAGTCAAACATTGATAATGTGTTTTAACTAAGTGTCTGATCTCATCTATCTTCTTGTAATATATATTACCATCGTGATTAGAACAGTAAGGTGTCGTAGAAAAATCGAGTACAGCACAGTATTCATACCCTTTTACTGTTCCCATATCTTCCATCTCTCTAAAAGCTACATAACGCCCATCTGCCCTTGATTCAGATATTAAAGTTCTAATGTTTTGCTTTGCATATTGTTTATATCTGTTATCAACCGCTAAAACATTTCTTTGATACTGCAAATTATCTAAATCACTATTTAAATCTTTTATCTTTGTTTCATCAGTTGCATTTTTGATAAGCTTTTTAGTAGCAATAATTCTATTATCAACCTGGCCAAGCTCTCTTTTTGACACAGTCATATCTAATTCACGCATTAGCTTATCAACTGGAATACCTCGTGCAACACTAGAAGCCACCTCGATGGATAATTTTCTAGCGTGGTTCTCTCCATCTAATTTGAATAGATCATTTAATGTTCGACCCTGTATCTCTCTTTTTGGATCAATAATTGCTTTAATAGCTTCTTTTGGTAGTTCAGGTTTAACACTTCCAATCATAGCACCGTATGCAATTGTCGCACTCTCTACCGCTTCATTTGGTATAGTTTCGAATAGTCCACCATAAGAGGTTATAATTTCATCATTGATGTATTTTCTAAGCTCGTTTTGTTTTGCTTTAGTCCATACGCCTTTGGTTTTTTCTATATAGTCTATAATCTTATCATCTGCTATTTTTAAAGCTGTTATAAAATCATCATAGCCTTTTGATTTGTAATTTTCGAAGTATGTTGACTCTATTAGAATTGTATCCATTGGACTCATTTTAATCCTTTATCTTTAATGAGTCTATTTCTTCGTTTGTTAATCTTTCAACGCTTATATCCATATATAACAAATTTATATATTCTGATTGATTATTTATACCAAAGATCATTCCTGTGTCTACGCTTTTAAATACACAAGGAAAATTACTTTCTATCTCATACCAAGGCTTAGGCTCTTCGTATGGAGCAAGGTTAAACTCTTTTGCATTACCACAAGGCTCGATAAAGCAACTACCATCTTCTTC